GTTAGAACAGATGCTACAACGGTGTCGATAGAATCGGCTGCGTTGTAAGCAATGATGTCAGCAAGTGCTGCATCTACGTCGTTGAACGATGTGAGGTTCAACTTCTTGGTGGTTGTTACGGCGTTGCCGTACTCGTTGAGTGTAACGGTAACCTGTGATGGGTTACCAAGAGCAATGGAGTCTACGTCATTTGCCTCAGTCAAAGTACCGGTTGCGGCGTTTAGATCTGAGTAGATGGAGAATACAACTGACGAACCTGGCATTGCCTGTTGCACCGGCTTGACATCAGCAAGCGCTCTCATCACTGGGATGGAGCGAAGTGCCATACGGACGTACTGATCGTACGCTGTCTGGACTAGCGCTGTGATTGTCGAAGACGATGTAAGTGTACCTGTTGGAATTGCCACTTAACTTGCCTTTCGGTTAGATTCGGTCTTAAAGACCAGACGACCTAATAATTTCATCCAACTCTTCTCGGCTTTGTGCATTTAACAACTTGCGATGAATCTCTGCTTGGAACTCAGGAGTTACTCCCTGTTCTACAGCATTGGTCATACGTTGATAAGCAGCAGCCTGCTTTGGATCTACATTAGGTGTTGCCTGGTTCGACTGGCTTTGTACACCGAATACATCGGCGTAGTTTTCCAGCCATTTAGATACAGACTCTTCAGTTGGGTCTATATCCTGTGGGATAAATGCAGCAATCTTGCTGTTTACCCCGCGACTAGCGAGGGCGTCTTTGATTGCTCGTTCTCTATTCGCTTTTGCGAGGGATTCATACTGAGCCTTTAGTTCGGCTAGTTCTTTATCCTTTTGCTTTGCGGTTTTACGCAACTGCTTGACGAGATCATTACCGTTATCGGTGTCAAAGTCGTCGTCTTCGTAGTCATAGTTGGACATAGGTCCTTCTCCCTTAGTTGGTTGGTTTCGCAGGCCTCATACAGATCGGGGGAATCAGTATGGCTCCTACTTCTGGACTTATTTTCTCTCTCTAACGGTGCCAGCAAATCCGTTAGCAGGCCTAAATTGCTCCGGCTCGTTCTCTACCTAGAGCGCCACCAGTTGTTCCGGCTCTGCCGGAAAAGGCGGCTTGTTCTAAATCGACAAGTCTTCTGCGCTGTTCTCTTGCTTGTTGAGCACCAGTTATGCCAAACACTTCTTGTTCGGCAGTTGCTTGGGTAAATGGACCCATTCCCTGCTTTGCATAAATCTCTGAAAGTTTTGTAGCGCTTGGCAAGATATCTGCAATTGCTTGGAATCCTCGACGCGCTTGTTCGCCAGTAACTCCAAAGCGACCAAGTTCTTCCGCTCTGGCTACACCAGTTCCAAGTCCTGCCTGCATTGCACCTGCTCCAATTTCAGCAGCAGTTACGCGGCGTCTAATGTCAGTAAGTGCTTTGTCTGGATCAAGGGTGTAGGCCAAGATATCGCCATTAGTAATGTCTGGATAGAACTCACGTAACGCTCTTGATACTTCTGGGGCTGCGTTAATAACGCGGTTCTGTGCAGTCTGGATACGATCTTCCAACTCGGCTGCAGATACATCACCAGCGATGAATCTTTCAAAACCCTCTTGGCGACCCATTTCACCACGAGTATAATAGTTTGCAGGTAGACCATAATTGCGCATAACATTTTGATACTGGTCTTCCAGGGTTACATATTCTGCTTCTGATAAGGCGCGAAGTCCTCTGTTAATGCGCTGTTGATTAGCGGCGAAACGTTTCTTGTAAGCGTCAGTCTCACGTACACGAAGAGTAAACTCATCTCTAGATAAACCTTGCACAATTAAATCTTTTAATGGTTCAACAAGAGCGCCTAAGCCGTAACGATCAAACTCTGAAAATAATAAAGCATAAGCCGAAGCACCTTGACGACGCTTCTCTTCTGCTGCGGCCTGTGCTGCTTGTTGTGCAGCAAGTGCATCAGCCGCTGCTTTAGCAGCAGCATCTGAAACCTTTGTTCCTCTAGATAAAATTGCAGTAGTTCCATCAGAATAAACACCAATTACATCACCAGTAGTTGGGTCGGTATAGGTAGAGACTAGAGTCCTGCCAACATTCCGATTATTATTATCGCCAGTTGTAACGGTTGTTTGTGGAGTTCTAACTACGGTAACTGTTGGCACATTGCCAGGTCTTGCTACGTTAGTTCTTGTTACTATTCCTAAGTCTCTGCCAGCGGCAACTGCTTCTGCCAATGCTTGCTGTGCTGCAAGTTGGGCAGGAGTCCTATTAGTTCCTGGGTCACGAACATCTAATGGATTTGGAGTAACGACTGAAGCAGCCCTTGCTGCGGCTTGCTCTGCTTCAAGAGCGCGGAGTCTACGTAGTCTATCTCTTTCGTCAACCATTATTACCCCTGGAATCCAAAGTCACGAAGTACTTTTAGTGCAGCGCTTGATACTTGTTCACGAGCATTATCTGTGTACTGCCAGCGAGGATCTTGCCTAACTGCTCGCTGAAAATCATAGATAGACATTTCCTTATCTTGACCATAGGCGCTACGAAGCAATGGATCATCGAGGCTAATTGCATCTGGGTTTAGTTCTAGTAGATTTGCCATACGATTACGGTATGGAGCATAGATGTTAGATAAATCTAAACCTTCGTCAAGTAAGTTGCCCACCTTGTCAGGTAAACCTAGTTTAGCCTGTTGGCGAATGATGCGCTTAAAATCATCAAGATCTTCGCCACGAGAAACTCTTTGTAACCAACCATCAATCTGATTACCAAAGTCTTTGTCAAGGTCAAAACCGTTAGCACGAGCGGTAGCACGTAGGGCGCCAAGCGCATCTCCTGCCGTACCTGCTGCAGTCTTACCACTAATACCAGTAATCATTTCGTCAAGGATTACATCAGTATCTATACCGCGATCGTAGTAATCCTTGATCTTGGCATCGTCAATCTTTATACCGTAAGGAGCAAGAAGTCTACGTAGACCTACGGTAAATTTATTTAAGCGCTCCTTGTAAAGGTCTAAGTTCTCAGCCTCCATAAGGATTCTTTGCTGAGCATCAGTATCTAGTTTGCCCCACTTGGATCTATTCCAGAGTGTGTTCGCAAGCGCTTCATTCTTAGCCTCTAGCGCTCTTTTAATCTCGCGCAGTTCGGCGCCATAAATTGGGTGGAAAAGAAGTACTTCAAATATACCAAACTTGCCAGTAAACATATCTGACAATGCGCCAGTCTCAGGATTTACCTGTGGCATTCCTGCTGCAACCTTTTCGGCTGCCGCTTTAGCAGCGGCTTGGGAGCGCTCGTCCATTTCTGCCATTAGCCTCGACCTCCCATTTTCTGCATAGCCCAGTTAGCAAAGTCAAGATTCTGCTTGCGTTCAAAACCCAGTGGGTCTGCTTCTTCTAACGCTTTAGTGCGAACCTCTGATATTTTTTCTTCAGAAAATCCAGGTGTTTGAATTACTTGTCTTTCCTTCTTGCCAGTCTTAGGGTTCTTAACAACCTTAGTCTTGGTGACTATACCCTTGTTATACATATCGCTAATGGTATTAGTTAGATTTATATACCAATCCTGTGATTTATCGTCATCAGTAATGGCACGACCGAGAATGCTCTGGGCATCTTTATCAATTTTGGCTGCAATATCAGCGGTTGGTATGTTGTAAATCTGGCGAGTAGGTATGTTGGGTTCTTCACCGGTACCAAATAATCCAGAAGTTCCTCGGTTTACTATGTTAGCATTTACTAAAGCCTCCATAGAAATGTTTGCTGCAGTAGCATCCTGCCTAGATGAAGCCAATAGATTTCTACCAACACCCTGTAACCAAGTTCCTAAAGTATTTGGGTCTTTATACTTTGTTCCGGTTGCTCTATAAACGTTTGTCAATATAGTGTTATAGGCTTTTGGATTCTTTACGGATAGGGTTGTCATAAATTGTGGGAAAAGTCCAGGCATAATGTAAAGATCATTTCCATCTTTGTCAGTAAGCCCAAAACCTACTAGAACACCACGAGTGCCAGCAGTGCTCTCTGATTGGGTATCACCAAAACTAGGTAATGTATTGGTGGCTGAAGCATTCTGAGAATCTTTAGCCAAAGCAGCCTTAGCAAGATCTGTAATCTGCTTATCCGAAAGATTAGGATACTTTTCACGATAGTACTTTTTGTAGTACTGTAGATCTCTCATCGCTTGATTACTCCGAACGTGTCGTTTTCTAGATAGCGGGTATAAAAGTCAGCAAAAGATTTGTCTAGCATTTTTGCTCCCATAATATACTCATCCCACTGTTCTTTTAGGTCTATATTGTCTTCTGCATCAAGGCTTGCGCTTCCGCCAAATTCTTTACGGGTTTGTAACTCCTGCGATACATAAGTTCTGTTTAAGACATAATCAACCATAACTTGCATAGTTGGTGTATTCCCGTATTTTTTCATAAACTTATTGTTAGATACAATATCCATTACGCTATAAACATAACGCTTTGCGCGATTGTCATCAAAATCGCCCATTTCTTTCTCAAAACCCCATTCAGGATATTTCTTAGAAAGATTATCTGTGAAAGTTTTCCAGCGGTCGTATAAACCTAGATCTTTCGCTGCTTGAGAATTAATGTTATTGATGCCATATTGTTTCATTTCAGCATCACGATCTGTTACACCCTTTTGATAAAGCGACCAACCAAGGCTAATCTCTCTATCTTTTAGAACATCTTCAGTTACTCTAGATTCTGTCCACTTAGTTTCTCCACCTGGACGAAGTGTCTTGTCGCGGAAGAAGTTAGCAGCAGCATCTGAATACTTATCTGCAGTTGTTCCAAAGTTAGCGATAAAACCAGCCAAGCCTGGAGTCTTATTCTCATCCATCTTGCCAATAAGACCAGAAAATTCTTTGGCATTACGTACAGCATCTGCGGTCTGGAATACACCAGTTCTATTACGAGCGCTAGGTGCCGTGACCAAGAAACCTGCTTCGCCGTACATAGTTATTATGTACTCATCAATTTTATTTGGGCCTATGTTTGGATCACTTATAGCCCTGCGCCAATCGTCTACAATAAACTGATACTCTGGACGGAATGAGAATGTAAATGGCAATACAAGGTTTGCTCCTAGACGTATTTCATATACCTGACGCGCCCCTTTTAGTGCATCCTTAAATGTAGGACGTGGGCCAATCATTCCATTACTACGCCATTCGTATTCTTGAACTTTCATAACAGTTGCTACGGTTCTAGCGAATGTAGCGTCATCTAATCCACCACTAAGGGCAACACCCTTTTGGGCAGCAGCAGGAAGCAATAATTTCCAAGGATCCTGAGCAGGTCTGCCGAATGGCATAATGCTACTCATTACTGATTTAGCAACAGTCTCACCAGCAACTTTAGTTAAAAACTCTTGTACCGACTGAACAGCCTCTGGACGTTCATTAGCAAACGCTGATACTGGAATAGTTACCGGAACGCCAAATGCTGGGAATAGCGGGTTTTCGCCTTGCAAAAATACGTTAAGGCTATTCTTAGGAATTGATATATCAAAACCTTCTGGGATTCCAAACTTTTTAATAAGACCATCTGGTACATTTATCAAAATATACTGCTGTGTAGATGGTCCTTGACCTGGAGGAACGATATCTCCATCTTGGTCAACTACCTGTGCAATACGATTTGGAAGATTCCATATCTGTGCAGCACGAGCAATTCTTGACGGATCTTGTAATAGTAATTTGCCGTACACTTTGACTGCATTATACTGAGCGTTAAAGAATGGGATAACAAATCTTAATACGCT